GTTGGTGCGCTTAAGGAAGAGATTAACGAGAAAGCCTCTATGACCTTGGCAATGAATGCACCTAAAGCTGCGTGGGGTATGGTAGATGTCCTGAATGACCCAAGTGCTATGGGTGCTAGGAATACAGTCTCTGCGGCTAGGGAGATACTAGACCGTACCGGACTGATTAAGAAAGAACAGGTTGAAGTTACTAATACAGGCGGTGCAATGTTTATATTGCCACCGAAGAGCGAAGATTGACTATTTGGTTAAATAAAAATAGGCCAAACAAGACCGCGAAGATACCATATGCATATGTGGCGTCTGAAGACGATCCTCTTGTACTAATCCCTGACCACGATAAAGCGGTGCTAGTTGAAGAAGCCTTAGACTACCTTGAGGAAGGTAACTCTAGTCGAAAGACTGCGGAGTGGCTGACTTCTAAGACAGGCGACAAGATTAGTCACCAAGGCTTAATACATGTATGGAAGTCTAGACGCGGTAAGGATAGTGATAATCCATCACAACGCTTAAAGGATTTGGCTAAGGTTAATCGTAAGAATAAGCCTAAGACCCCCGCAGCTAAGAAGTTAAATGCAGCCAAGCGTAAGCAGACAGATGCTAAACGTAGACTGACAATGGCTAAACGGCAGTTAGAAGAGCTACAGCCTACGCAAGAGTTAGATACCTCTAAGCTAGATTTCTCTGTGATTGAAAGCGAGAGGCAGAAGACTGAAATAGTATTCGCTCCTAACGAAGGCCCACAGACAGAGTTTCTAGCCGCCAGTGAACGTGAAGTACTATATGGAGGCGCAGCCGGAGGGGGGAAATCGTTTGGACTACTTGCAGACCCAATGCGCTATTTTAGTAACGCTAATTTTAATGGTCTGATACTTCGACGCACAAACGATGAGCTAAGAGAACTGATATGGAAGTCACAGGAGTTATATCCTAAAGCATTCCAAGGCGCAAAGTGGGCTGAGAAGAAGTCCCAATGGACGTTCCCTAGCGGGGCCAAGCTCTGGTTGACGTATCTAGAACGGGACCAAGACGTACTACGCTATCAGGGACAAGCCTTTAGTTATGTTGCTTTTGATGAGTTAACCCAGTATCCTACTGATTTTGCTTGGAATTATATGCGCTCAAGGCTGCGTACAACAGACCCTACGCTACCTATCTACATGAGAGCTACTACAAACCCCGGTGGAAACGGACATGGCTGGGTAAAGAAGATGTTTATTGATCCGGCCCCAGCTAACAAGAAGTTTATTGCTACGGACCTAGAGTCCGGCGAAGACCTAGTTTATCCTGATACCCATGAGAAGGCTGGACAGCCGCTATTCTACAGACGCTTTATACCAGCAAGTCTACGGGACAATCCTTACTTGATGGAGGGCGGTCAGTATGAAGCTAACCTATTATCTCTACCGGAGATGCAGCGTAGACAATTACTAGAGGGCGATTGGGCTGTGGCTGATGGCGCAGCATTCTCTGAGTTTAGAGGTAAAGTACATGTCATAGAACCTTATGAAATACCTTCAGATTGGGTACGATTTAGGTCATGTGACTATGGCTATTCTTCCTATAGTGCTGTACACTGGTTCGCAATAGACCCAAGTTATGGCACGTTGATTAACTACAGGGAACTATATGTTTCTAAGCACACAGGCAGAGACCTAGCTAAAGCTGTTATGCAAGCTGAAGGCTCTGAAAGAATGCAGTATGGTGTACTAGATAGCTCATGTTGGCATAATCGGGGCCAGATCGGCCCATCCATTGCAGAAGAGATGATCAGCATGGGCTGTAGATGGCGTCCAAGTGATCGTACCAATGGTGCTAGGGTAGCCGGAAAGAACCGACTGCACGAAGTTTTAAAAGTAGATGAGGTTACAGACTTACCGGGAATACAGTTCTTTAATACCTGCCGACAAATTATAGCAGACTTACCTGTACTTCCTAGTGATCCCCGTGGATCGGATGACATTGACCCACGCTACGCCACAGATCACGCCTATGATAGCGTTAGATACGCTGTAATGAGTAGGCCAAGAGCGTTTAGCCCCTTCGATATGGGCGCTGGCGTACCGCAACAGAGTTGGCAACCCGCTGACGCAACCTTTGGGTACTAGATATGGCACTAATGGATAAACCTACACCAGAAGATATAAATGAAACTGATCAAACGGTTGCTCTTGATGAAGATGGCAACGTAGAAGAGGAGAACATTTCGTATTCTGGCGCGGTTTCTTTTATAAATTCACAGTATGAACGGGCTAAAGACGCTAGATTTTCTGACGAAGACCGTTGGTTGGACGCATACCGCAATTATCGGGGTATATACTCCAGCGAAGTGCAGTTTACCGACACTGAGAAGTCAAAAGCATTCATTAAGGTCACTAAAACTAAGGTTTTGGCGGCATATGCCCAAATTGTGGACGTTTTATTCGCTGGAAGCAAGTTTCCACTGGGTATTGAGCCAAGTAAGTACCCAAATAACGTAGCAGACATGGTTTCTTACAATCCTCAAGGTCTTACAGAGCAAAAAATCAAAGAACAGGCCAATGTAGACTACGAATTGCCACAATCTATTGTACGTCCTAACATTGCCAAGGACTTAGGCATCTACAAAGAGACCCTAAAGCCAATAGAGGACGATTTAGAGCTTGGTGCAGGTAAAGTACCCGGTTCTATTACCTATGAACCCGCTAAACGTGCAGCCCAGAAGATGGAAAAGAAGATGCACGATCAGTTGGACGAAACTGATGCCCCAAAACACCTAAGATCGGTGGCTTTTGAGACTGTTTTGTTCGGTACAGGCGTTATGAAGGGTCCATTTGCACAAGACAAAGAATACCCCAGATGGGACGCAGAAGGCAATTATGACCCCATATTTGAGACAATTCCTAAGATGGAGTACGTTTCTTGCTGGGATTTCTACCCTGATCCAGATGCACGTAACATGGCAGAGGCTGAATTTACTATTCAACGCCATAGACTTAACCGCACACAGTTACGCAGTCTTAAAAAACGCCCTCACTTCAGAGATGAGAGTATTGAGCTAGCTATTGATAGCGGCGCTGACTATCACCGTGAGTATTGGGAAGATACCCTAGAGGATGACAGCAACAACAGCAGTATGGACCGCTTTGAGGTCTTGGAGTACTGGGGTGTGCTAGATACAGAGTTAGCAGAAGAAGCTGACATCGAAATACCTAAAGAGCTAGAAGACAAAGATGAAGTACAAGTAAATATCTGGGCATGTAACAACCAAATCATTCGCCTTGTACTAAACCCGTTTACTCCCACACGTATTCCTTACCTAGCAGTCCCGTATGAACTGAACCCCTACAGCTTCTTTGGTATTGGGGTAGCTGAAAATATGACGGACACACAATTGCTCATGAATGGCTTCATGCGTATGTCGGTGGATAATGCAGCTTTGTCCGGCAACCTATTGATAGAAGTAGATGAAACCAACTTAGTACCGGGACAGGACATGTCTGTATACCCCGGTAAAGTCTTCCGTAGACAAGCTGGCGCACCGGGACAAGCCATCTTCGGCACTAAGTTTCCGAATGTATCTCAAGAGCTTTTGATGATGTTTGACAAGGCTCGACAGCTTGCAGATGAGGCCACAGGTATCCCATCCTATACACACGGTTCAGGAGCCGTAGGTGGAGTAGGGCGTACCGCTAGTGGTATGTCTATGCTGATGGGTGCAGCCGCACAAAACATTAAGGCCGTAGTACGTAACATAGATGACTACTTGTTAGGCCCACTAGGCAAAAGTCTTTTTGCTTTTAACATGCAGTTCAATTTTGACAAAGAGTTTATTGGTGACCTTGCTGTTAAGGCACGAGGTACTGAAAGCTTAATGCGTAACGAAGTACGTAGCCAACGATTGCTACAGTTTATGCAAATGACTGCTAATCCTCAGATGGCTCCTTTTGTAAAATACGATTACATTTTACGAGAGCTAGCCGCCTCAATGGACTTGGACGAAGATAAAATCTTGAACGATCCTAGAGAAGCAGCGATCCAACAAAAGATGATGGCTGAAATCCAAGCGATGATGCCGCAACAACCAGCCCCTCCTGAAGGCGAAGCACCACAAGGTGGTCCACCACCAGTGTCTGACCCAACAGGTAACGGTGGCGGTAACATAGCACCGGGACAAGCACCAGAGCCTGACGCACAGGGCTTCACAGGTGGCGGTGGTGGAGCTAACGGAGGTAATGCACCTCAACCACAACAGCCCCCACAAGGGCCAGTACAGTAGTGTGGGTACTCATGTTCTTTCAACTAATTAATAATCAGGTGTCCCATTATCAGATAGGGCAGTTTCCAACGCAAGAAGCTTGTATGCGAGAACAAGAAATAGCCGCTGTACTCGTAACTAATAGCAACATAGCTCTGTACTGTTTTGAGGTAGAATAATGGACAAACAATTCTTTAGGGACTTACTTCCTTTGGTAAACGATACAAACCAGTACTCCTCTTTAAAGGACTACGCCAAAGCACGTATTGGGTACTACCACAGCCTTCTTGAAACTATTAAAGATCACCAGCGTGTTCTAGAGATACAGGGCGCTATAGCAGAGTTAAAACGCATTGATACTTTGCGTGATGAAGTAACTAAGGGTGCAGAATAATGTCTGATACAAACGGTCTAATGTCTTCTCTAAGACCTAAAGAAAGACCCTCACTAGATATACCTTTCCACGACTCGCATAAGATAGAGCGGGTGGTCTGGGCAGAGGCTAGGGGCGAAGGAGTAGAGGGGCGTAACGCTGTACGCGGTGTAATTCTAAACCGTCTTGCCTCAGACAGGTTTCCTAACACAGTAGACGAAGTACTGAGTGCTGAAGAGTTTGAACCTGTTCGTAGGTACGGCAGCATATTTAAGATACCTGCACCACAAGAAGAATTAGAAATGCAGTATGCAGAGTTTGCTGACTACGTACAGTTGGGCGAAGACGCAGTAGATGGTCGTACCTTCTTTCAGAATACGGAAACAACCAAAAGCAGGGGCAGTTCTTTTGATGGTCCTGATCCCCTAAAGATTGGCAAGCATACCTTCTATCGCGGCTACGGTGGGCAAGAACCTGTCAGTGATACGATAGGAAGTCATGACGTTAGCATAACATACCCAGAGAATGTAGACACGACTGAATACTCATTGGGCGGTATAGCCACTGCTACAAGGGGCATAACCACACAGGAAGGAAGAGACATGGCTCAGAAGAAATTTCAGTTGGATGACAAGAAAGCTGACTTAGACGGAGATAACCAAGTTAGTGCGTATGAACGTGCGCGAGGAGTAGCTATTCAGCAGAACCTTCAGGACGCACCTTCCGAAGGCGACAAGCGTGAAGCTTTGCAAATGTACCACGGCGGAATGCCTTGTGGTTGCGGCGCAGAAGAAGAGTGTACCTGCGGCGGTATGGACGGTCTTATGGGCTACGATGAAGTGAGTGGTAATCCCATTCCTCTAGGCTCTAACCCTGAAAACGTGCGCGATGATATTGATGCTAAGATCAGTACAGATGAGTTTGTATTACCAGCACACGTAGTTAAATGGCACGGCATTAAGCACATCATGTCAATGTATGATGAAGCTGAAATGGGCCTCATGACTATGAAGATGGATGGTTTAATTCAACATGCTGAAGAAGCCCCTGTTGAAGAAGAGATAATTGATGATCCTGAAGAGGACGTTGATACAGAGGTCGCTGCCGTAGAGGTGGACGATAAAATGGATGAAACTGAGGATACAAAAAAGTTACTCCCTAAGACATCTGCCTTACCGGGAATGGTGAAGAAACAAAAAATCGCCTTCCTTTATTGATTTGGACACCCGTTTATTCGGACCCAGCGAGGAAAATATGGAACAAAAACAAAAGTACACCCGCGCTCCAGAAGCAGAGGATGATCTAACATACAGTCAAGAGCTAATGCAAAATCAAGCAGAGCCTGTTGAACAGTTAGGTGCTGAAGAAGAAAGCTACAAGAAGCGGTATCAGGATATACAACGTCATATCCAAAATATTCGTGACCAGAAGGATAAGGAAGTAGCAGAAGTAAAATCTCAGCTAGAGACCGCTACACGTAAACAGATCAAGTTTCCTAAAACGGATGAAGAGATTGATCAGTGGTCTAAGAAATATCCTGACGTAGCTCAGATTGTTGATACTATTGCCCGTAAGAGAGCAAACGAAGTATTAGCAGAAGGCGAAAAGCGTCTGGTCCAAGTCGAAAAGTTTGAAAAGAACTTACATCGGCAAGGCGCAGAGCAAGAACTTATGCAAGCCCATCCAGATTTTGCCCAGATACGGCAAGACCCAAGGTTTCATGAGTGGGTGTCTATGCAGCCATCGGCACTACAAGATAGCGTCTACAAGAACAATACAGATGCTAAATGGGCTTCACGTACCATTGACTTGTACAAGGCTGACACGAAGCGTTCAGGTAAGCCACACACAGCCGCACAAGCTGTAGGTCGAACCTCATCGTCTGCACCAGCTACACGTAGCAAAGCAGCATTCTCAGAAAGCATGGTTGATGCCATGTCTGATCGTGAATACGAAGCCAATGAGGAAGCCATTAATGCGGCTATCCAATCCGGCAAGTTTGCCTACGATATGACAGGTGCTGCACGGTAAAATAAATTGAAGGGTACAGTTGACACATTTAACACTTAGCTGTATCCTTCGGATGCGCCCGATAGGGTGCATATAATAACAATTAACTATTGCAGTATATAAAGTATTATGTTATAATGATCTATATACTAAAAGAGTAAGGGACACTAAAGCAGTTTACCCCGCACTCTACCCTTCCAGATAATACGACTAGAAGTACACCAGTAGCATTAGACCCGTCCTAAACGAAACTCTAATAAACTGACACGGCTGTTTAATTGTCTGATCTAGCTGTTTCTAACTATAGAAACGTATACATAGCCATTTCATTCAAGGAGCATCCTACAATGGCATTTACAAAGGCATCGGGTTATACCAACCTGAACTCAGGTAACTTTTAACCAGTTATCTACTCGAAAAAGGTCCAAAAGGCTTTTCGCAAGGCATCAGTAGTTGACGCCGTAACCAACACCGACTATAGTGGCGAGATTGCCAACTTCGGTGACTCTGTTAAAATCATCAAAGAACCAGATATCACTATCACGAATTACGAACGTGGTACGGCTCTTGCAACACAAGATTTGACAGACGCCGATTTTACAATGGTAGTAGATCAAGCAAACTACTTTCAGTTCGCAATCGACGATATCGAGGAGGCCCACAGCCACATCTCATTTTCCGATTTAGCATCGGATCGTGCTGGTTATAAGTTGCGTGACAGCTTTGACTCTGAAGTACTTGGTTACCTATCAGGTTGGAAGACACCTGCTAACTGGGCGCGTAACACTACAACCAATGGTACTAAAGCGGATACCACTGCTGGCTCAGACGAATTGCTTGCAGCGAATAAGCTTGATATCACTGACTTTGGTGGCAGCGATCTTGGTGTAGCTGGCGAAGTAACCTCTATCCCAATCGCAGTAGGCGGCGGCGCTGGTGGTATTACTTCACCATTGGCAATCCTGAACCGTATCGCACGGCAGATGGATCAAGCTAACGTAGACACAGATGGTCGTTGGCTGGTCATTGACCCAGTATTTGCAGAAGTCTTAATGGACGAATCAAGCAAATTAATTAATGGGGACTTCGGCGGCGGTGACGAAATGCGTAACGGTAAACTACCGGGAACAATTCGTGGCTTCTCTATCTACAAGTCAAACAATCTTCCATACGAGGGTACAGGCGCTGGCGTAGCACTTTCAACTGGTTCTGAAACTAATTTCGGAGTTCTGGTTGCGGGTCATGCTTCTGCGGTTGCTACTGCGGAACAGATTGCTAAGACTGAAACATTCCGTAGTCAAACAACCTTCGCGGATGTTGTGCGCGGTATGCAACTATATGGTAGGAAAATACTCCGCCCAGAGGCGTTGTACACTGCTAACTACAACTTAGCTTAAGGCTAACAAAGGGGCTGGTCAAGCACTGGCCCCTTACTTTTTTCTAAAAGTAATGCACTTTTTATAAGGTAATGAAATGCCCACAAGCTACATTGACTTATGTAATCAAACACTCAGGCGTCTTAACGAAGTTGAGATTTCTGAAGCCGACTTTGGGTCGGTTCGTGGCGTTCAGGCTCTTGTAAAAGATGCGGTCAAGGCTGCGGTTGCTAAAATAAATCAAGCAGAGTTTGGCTGGCCTTTCAATGCGGCTGAAGAAACGGATACTTTAGTTGTAGGCCAAACCGAATATACGTGGCCTTTGTACTTTAAAGTGGCTGATTGGAACAGCTTTCAAATCCAACAGAATGATACCCTTGGTTCTAGCTTTAAAACCTTAAAGGTTATAGACACCAATGAGTGGTACTCCAAATATCGTGACGATGACTATTCGGCAGGTTCCTCTGGTAGAGGCATACCTGATTTTGTATTTTCAGGGCATGGTAATGGTTACGGCATAAGTCCATCCCCAGACAAAGCGTACACGATCAAGTTCAGATACTACATGAACTACGCTAATATAACAAATGCTACAGATGTTACGCGCATCCCAGAGAGCTTTGATACTATATTAATAGATGGCGCTATTTATCACATGTACATGTTTAAAGATAATCTAGAAGCGGCTCAGGGCGCTTTCATGGCCTTTGAAAAAGGTATCAAAGACCTTCAGACGCTCTATATAAATAACGATGTTTATATACGAGATACACGGATTAGATATTAATGCCAGATCAGATTACGTCTTACAAACTAATCAGTAGCGGCGGTCTAAACAGTAATGAAAATCACTTAGACCTATCGGACAATAATCCCGGTTCTGCTACACGATTAGTTAACTATGAACCTAGCCTCTTCGGGGGCTATCGGCGTATTGAGGGGTATGGTGAATACGACAGTGACTATGGTGAGGTAACCGTAGCAGGTCAGACTACCGCCACAGGCAAAGTACTTGGCCTAGCAATCTTTAAAGATGATGTTGCAAACGCAACTAGAATAATAGCTGCCCGACAGGACGCCACTGGCGGTAACTATAGTTTTTACTACTACACAGCTTATATTGGCTGGCGTAAGTACACCTTAGATCACTCTGTAACTAGGCCAATGGCACTTAATGGTCGCACAGTTACCAAGATGCGTCATGTAAGTTTTAACTTTGGCACAGGCAATAAAGTTGTATTTGTAGACGGTGTTAACCCAGCTATCGTATTTGATGGCAGTCATTGGGAAGAACTGAAGTCTACTAACTCTGGCGGGTACACTGCGGGGTCTAGCCACAATTCCGGTGCTTCTACAGGTGGTGGTGGGCAGTGTATTGACGCCCCCTCTTTGGTAAATGTCTTCCAGAAAAGTCTATTTTTATCTGGGGATACTGCTTTTGGGGCTGCAATAGCGCACTCTGCACCTACTAATGATCTAGACCCAGATGGTTTGTACGACTTTACTTCTGCTGGAGGTGGAGGGCAAATAGCCGCTGGTTTTGACGTAGTACAGATTAAGCCTTTCCGCGATGATTTGTTTGTCTTCGGTAACAATGGCATTAAGAAAATTTCCTTAAACGCTACTAACATCTTTGTTACAGACCAAGTTACAGCTAACGTAGGCTGCGTGGCACGGGATAGTGTACTAGAGATCGGTGGCGATCTCATGTTCCTAAGCCCTGACGGTTTCAGACCTGTTGCGGGTACTTCCCGAATTGGTGACGTAGAATTAGAAACCGTATCTAAACCTATTCAGGCTACTCTAGTAGACCTAATTGCTAACAGCGATATGGATACACTCAATGGCGTAGTTATTCGATCTAAGTCTCAGATTAGGTACTTCATTGGAGATGCTACCGTATCCGCCTCTGACAGTATTGGTATCATTGGGGGTTTAACTAATAGTTCCGGCTCTATTGGGTGGGAATTTGGTGAGCTACTAGGCATACGGGCGTCTTGTACAGATAGTGGATATGTAGGAACTACTGAGAATATTCTTCATGGTGACTACGATGGGAAAGTTTATAAGCAAGAGTTTGGGACCAGTTTTAACAACGGCGACATTATCTCTATATACTCTACTCCTTACCTCGACTTCGGTGAGACAGAACAACGCAAAACCATGCGTAAGATTAATACTTTTATTAGGGCCGAAGGTCCATTGGAGATGCTTCTAAGCATGACGTATGATTGGGGTGATGGAGATACATCCACTCCAGCAACTTACGGGCAATCATCTTCAGGCGCTCCGACACGCTACGGCGGTAGGAACATAAGTTATAACGCAACCAACGTACTATATGGTGGTTCATCAAAGCCAATTATGACCAGTGATATCCAAGGATCAGGTTTTTCGGCACAGGCAACATTTGTAACGATAGGTCAGACTGAGCCTCACTCTATTCAGGGTATGGTCTTTGAGTTTACCACGGCAGGGAGAAGATAGACTATGGCGGGTTATACAAGGCAGTCTACTGGTTCGATTATCAACGGGTCACCTATTACTGCCCCACCACTTAATACTGAGTTTAACCAGTTACAGGCTGCATTCAATGCTACTACTGGGCATAACCATACAGGTGCTACAGGTGATTCTCCTAAGATCAACCTAGCTACGTCTGTAACTGGATTTCTTCCATCCGCAAATGGCGGTATGGGCGGCAAGAATACAATGGACGCCACAGCTACTCCTGTGGTTACTAACGATAATACTGAGGGCTATGCACCGGGGTCTATGTGGGAAAACACCACTACCGGACGTATATACATATGTGTGGGTAGCTCTACTGGGGCCGCTGTCTGGCGTGAGCTTCTACAAGTACAGAACGGTAATGCCGTACTCCCTGTAGCAACAGATACCATAGACATTGGGTCTAACAATGAACGCTTCCAAGACCTTTTCTTAAGTGGCGGTATTGCAGCCGCAGGTAATGCTACTGTTGGTGGTGCATTAAACGTAACAGCGGCTACAGCCCTTGGCTCTACGCTGGGCGTAACTGGTGACACTACTCTGGTTAACCTATCCGCCACTGGTACAACCGTAATTACATCCATAGACCTTAATTCCGGTGCTATTGATAGTACAACTATCGGTACTACTACCCCAGCCGCTGGTACATTTACCACGCTGAATGCTAACACTAGTCTTGTAGCTGCTACAGCCGACATTAATGGTGGCACAGTAGACAATGCTACTATCGGTGCGTCTACGCCTTCAACAGGTGCCTTCACTACTCTTGGAGCATCTGGAACATCCACACTGGCAACGGTTGATATCAATGCAGGTGCTATTGATGGCACTGT